TCTACCTAGTGGTACATCGTAGTAAACTTTTTTAAATGTAGAACCTGCAAGTGGTAAATGAAATAACATTGAATCAAACTCTTCTTCATACTCTTTCATCTGATCCATAATTAAATAGTTCATGTAATCTTTTACACGAGTTGCCTGCATTTCTGTTTGAGGATTTTTAACTCCTATAACTTGTGTTCTTACTGGTCCGTCTGCAGGTAATAATTCTTTGTAAGCTTGCGCTTGAAACTGTGTGACTGCTTCTGCTAATACTGGGTGTGTTGCACCTGAAGCTCCTTGAAAGGGTTCTGTTCTATTTTCATATTTAAAACCAAGTAAATCTAAACCTGATGTATAAGATTGTTCCCAATCTTTTCTTGATGATTTATAGTCCATAAAATTTTGAACCATGTCTGCACCAACAGGTTCTAAAACATCGTCTGGTAATATGTCTGCTAAATTATCAAAGTGTGATTCTGTTCCAGGTATATTTATTGCACCTGGTTCAAAGTCTATTGTAGCTCCACCATCTTCTTCTGGTACTACTTCAACTGGTCCTTTTTCATCTACTGGTTCCTGAATTTCTATTTCTTTTAATTCCTCATCTGATGGAACTTCAAGTTTAGTTCTAGTATTCGGGAGTCCCTTATCTATATCTGCCATATATACTCCTATAAGTTATTAGCACGTTTTATTAGACCTGGCAACCCTTGTGAGTTTGGTCCTGATTCTGGTGGTGGGCCTGATGAAATACCTGCTTGTTTTGCTATACCGCCACCTGCAAATCTTTTTAAAATTTTAAATGGTCCAGGAAGTGGTGCAAGATCTATAAAATTTTTTAAAAGTTTTATAGATCCTGTTCTACCAGCTTCTGCTTGTTTTTTAACTGCTTCTTTAAAAACTTTTTCTTGATCTAAAGTTAAATCGGTTAAAGGAACAGCTGTTTTTGACACTGGCATTCCACCAACTTTTTTAATTATCATAGGTTCGTTACTTATTGGAAAACCATATTCATTTCTTGGCAAAGTAAATTGATTAAAGCCTATGTAATTTTTAAATTTTGCTGGCAATTTTTCAATTGCACTATTTACAATTTTTGATGCTGATTCATTAAGCTCATCTACACGGCTCATGTACTTCAACGCATCACTTTCTTTTTGAGCATTCATTGCCTCTAGTGCTAGTTTGTTATTTTTTTGAATTGCTTTTGATATTCTATTTAAATCTTGATCATACTTACTCATTATAGAATTCATTCTTTGACCAATAATAGCGACATCATCCGTCGTCAAAGGCACCCCTCCTGCTATTTGTCTTATATGATGATATTGAAATTTAGATGTGCCCTTTGCTTTTGTAGGATCTGTGTCTTTTAAACTAAGTTTTCTTTCTTTTTCTGCTAGTGCTTTTTTTGTAAGGTCTATTCCTTTAGGTGGTTCTTTTTTAAAAGTGCCAGATAAATCATAAGCTCTTAATCTATCTGCAATAATATTTTTAGTAAAAGGTTTGTTATCTTTTGTTTTATAATCTTTTATTATTTCTACGAATTGGTTATATGTTTTATCTTTGTTTTGATTTACCAACTTAATAAAATCATCTTTACCTATTTGATTTTTTTTAAGTTTACCTATTCCTCCTGCTTCACCTGTGGTTTGTTTTTGTCTGATATTAGATCTTTCAAATTGTTTTAAAGATTTCCAAAGATCAATTCCTTTTTTATTATATTTTTCACTGTATTTTTTTTCAGCTATCTTTAACTCATTTACTTTCGGTGGATTTACATCACCTGCTTTTCTATAACCAATTCGTCCACCATCTGCTTGATTAAATCTTTTGTTTGCACTTTCAAACATTTCTCTGTCCAATGCGGATTGTGGTCTATCTATTTTATCTGCTGTCGTAACCTCATCATCATCGAACAATTCCATTAGTTCAATAATTTTTATATCTTTCATTACTCTCCTAACATTCTAGCAATACCACCACTTGCTTTTTTAGTGACTGTATCTTCAATAACCTCTATAATTGAATCATCAATACCACCTGATTCATCCATTCGTCCAGGTTTATAGTAAATTTCTTTACCATCTTTTTTAATTATATAACTGCTATCTGCTATATCTTCTTCGACTTCTACTTTTCCTAATTTCTTTTTAGTTACCATTTCTTTTACTCTTTTACCTGTTACAGAAATTAATTTTCCTGTAGACATAACTGTTTCAACAAGTTTAGCTAATGCAGGTTCTGCAATTTCTGCAGCTTTTGTAATAGCAGGCGCTGCCATCTTAACACCTTTACCAATTCCAAATGGTAACATAGATGCAATTCCTACAGCTGCTTTCATAAATTTTCTTTTACCTGGATCTTTTGGTCCATCTTTATAACCAATACGACCACCTTCTGCTAAACCAGGTAAACTAGACAAAGTTGTTACAAGATCAAATAATTCTGAAGTATTAAAACCTGTTATTATAGGATTATTTTTATTAAAGAACATACTTCGTAAAGTTCCACGGTCAATTTTAAACGGAGTATTTATTTTTGCAAGTAGTCCATCTTTAAAAGCTGCACGTCCACCATCTGCTAATGTAATTGATGGGGCACCTCTGTCTTTTTTACCTGTAAGATCTTCAAGTGCTTCTTCTAATAATTCTATTTCTTTTGGACTTAGATTTCTTAAAGGTTTGTTAAAATACTGTCTTGAAAGATTTTCTAACATAGAGTTTCTCTCATCCATAGGATCTGGTGCCGAAGAAAATTTATTCATTAGTCTGTCCATCTCTTCTTTAAATTGTTCTAATTCATCCGCATTTAATTCTTTATATGGTTTACCAAACATTTCAAATGAATGATCATCTGCATACTCTGGTGAAAAAAAAGGACTATCTACAGATGCCAACTGCATAATACCTTCGCCTTCTTTTAAACCAATACGTCCACCGTCTGCGTATTCCATACCTAATGCTTTTGCTGCTTCTTCTATTTGTGCTTGTCTGTCTATAATAGCTTGTTTAGCTTGCTCTGCTAAACCCGTACCTAAACTAACGCTTTCAGGACCTTTTTCTTTTTTTGATTCATCCTCGTCGTCATCTCCAAAACCAAATTGATTTGGAGTTCCAGTTGGGTTTTTAATACTATCGTAAAGTCCTTTAATGGCCATGAGTTGACCAATGGGATTAGCAAATTTAGCAAAACCTAATTTTTTTGAAAGTTCATTAATTGCAATATTTTTTACAGCATTTTTTGTACCCTCTACTATTGGGTTATCACCTTTACCACCGCCACCTCCAGCACCTCTAAAACCACCACCTAAATCTGTTCCTGGAGAAATGTCTCCACCAGATCCTGAAAATTGTGCACCACCACCTTGACCTGTATTAAATCCACCTCCAAAATCATCCTTTGATGCATCCTTACCACCACCTTGAAAACCAATACGTCCACCTTCTGCAAATGGAAAAGGATCTTTTTTAGTTGCACCTGCTGCCTCTTGCATAATTTCTTTTGCGGTTAGTCCATAATTATCTTGTGCATATATTATATCATCAAACGTATAACCTTTTTTTAAAAGTTCTGCTGTCTGCTTATCGTTTGTTATTAAATATTTTTGTTTATCTGCTGGACTCATTTTTTGTATCTCTTTTGATTGATATGGAATTATGTCTCTGTCAGGTATTAATTTTTTTGTTAAGTCTCTTTCTCTTTTAAGTTTTTCTAATTCTTTCATTCTTTTAAATTCTTTTGCAATATCTGGATCTCTCATTACCTGATTAAATATTCCTTTGAAGTCTCCCTTCCCAGTAGCTTCAGCTATATTTTTTTTAATAGACGCTTCTTGTGACCCACCTACGATAGGTTTAGTTGCATCAATAACGTTGCCTTCCATATCGACAACTTTGTTCATGTCTGTAAATTTTTGTCCAGCCTCTTGTTTGATTTTAATTTTTTCTAAACCATCTGGTTTACGACCCATAACTTTTATAAAACCTCTAGTCAATTGACCGATTATTTCAGCAATTGTCATACCTGCTTTAATCATTAGTAATAATTCCTTTTACGTTGTCCGACTTTTTCGTCGATATAATCTTCTGGGTGATCGATCAGACCGCCCTGCCTGAATCGCATAATAGCTTGTGTGGTTGAATCCACAAGGTCATCATGATCGCCGTATGGGAAAGCTGCACACTCTTCAATTACTTCTTCCGCAAATTTCTGCTCCGGCGCCCATATCATACCAGATTCGAACAAAGGTGCAACCGCATTTACACGAGCGTGCTTGTCGTTTCCTCTTGATGGTGTAAAGTTGATAACCGGTATATCCATTTTTCTAAGCTCGTAGGTAAGAGGTAGACCTGATGCTTTTGCCTCTACAATCACAGATTCAGGCTTCCAATACTCGTATTGATCCAATGCTAAACGACGTAGCTCTGGAAACTCATACCTGCCTTTTATAGCATCTAATAATATAAGATTAGCACCTGAGTCCTCATCAGGATAGAATATACCCCATGTAGTAATAGCTGAGTAGTCCGCTGTCTCTTTTTTAAGAAATGCTGTGTCATAAGATTGTATGACGTGTTGTAGTTGTGGAATAGTCTCTGATGTATAAGGCCTCCACCATTCTCGTTTTAATATAGCACCTTCTTCTGCTGTTGGATTCTGCATCCATTGCGCGTTCCATTTTGCAACGGGCAGTGTTGCTTGTACCTTTTCTAACTCGTCTAACTTCCAATACTCTGGCCAT